GTTGAGCCCGCCGTTGATCTTGCGGGTGATCCCTTCGAGGTCGTCACGCTCTGCGAGCGCAGAAAGGCCCCTGGAGTTCCAGTAGTGGAGCGCGACGGGCAGGAGATATCTGGACGCGAGAGCCAGTTCCGGTTGCGCCTCAAGCGGTATCTGGGCCAGGCGGCCCATGGAGGCGTAGTTGGCGCGCCCGGTGAGCTGGAAGATGCCCCGGCCACGGTAACGCCAGCCGTCGCCGGGCTGAGTGTTCCCCATCCTCCCGCTGTAGGCGCGGTTGGCGATGGCTTCGGGATTGCGCGCGAGTTTTTTGGCCACGTCCTCCGGGAAGCGAGAGGACCACGTGGCCATGAGTCCGTCGGCCGAATAATTCAGGTTCTCTTCGATGCGGCGAAATCCGCCAGTTTCGTGGCTTGCCTGGGCGAGTGCGTGGGCCTGGAGTAGCGGGGTGTTGACCTTGAAGTCAGCGAAGGCGGTGTCGGCGCTCTGGAACGCCTCCACCACGTTTGGATGGGCCTCGGGGGCCAGTTGGAGAAGCAAGCCCGGCCAGTTCATGGCCGCCTGATACGGCCATGGGCGTGAAGAAATCAGGCGATTTACTTCAAAATCACATCGTCCTTGCGAGCGCCTTTGCAAAGTCCTCGATGTCGCGCACAGTCCTGCCGGTGACTCCCCATCTCGCACCAATGGCCTCGTACTGGCCTGGCCTGGCCTTGAGATCGGCCAGGATGGCAGAGTCGCGCACGGCCCGGCGCAGCAGGGCAAGCGTGACCGCCCCGTGCTGGGCCGCGAAAGCCTCCACCCTGGCCAGCGCGTCCGCCCCAAGGCTGCTGGCGAGTTCGACTGACTTCACCCGTTGCCCTCCCTGAGTGTTGACCAATCGAAAATCCCTGGCTCCGTCTTCGGCTCCACGAGCATCGCCCGGGAGAGCGCCATGATCGCGGCCACGATGCCGTCGATCTTGTTTTCGATCCGTTCCTTGCTCGGATAGAAAGACTTCGTGCGGAATGAGCGCAGGATCACGTTTGATGCCTGCCACTGGAGCACGTCGCACCCGTCGTGGCGCAGCTTCCTGGACAGGTACAGGGCCTCGAATTCCTTCATCGGGCCGGAGATCATGGCCGGGCTTTGCTCGTACTCGATGCACGGGAAAGCCACGTCCTCCCGGATGCTCTGCATCAGGAACTCGGCTTCCTTCCGGTCGTAGGCCAGTTCCTGGATGTTGAACGTCTCCGCGGCGGCCAAGAGGTCGTCCTTGAGGTAACTGTAGTCCGTGCGCGCCCCCGGAGTGGCGATAACGCGCCCCTCCGCGACCCATCGCTGGTAGTGCGCGTTTTCAGGGAGGTCCACCGTCTCTTCCGGGAGGTAGTATTTCCCGAACAGATAGAACTCGTCTTCGCGCCGGAACAGGAACATCATGGCCGTGAAGTCGACGCTGCTGGCCAGGTCCACGCCAACCCAACAGTCCTGACCGGCAAAGTCCTCTAGCTGCACGTCCGCCTTGCACTCGTTCCACTTGACCATGTTTATCCAGGCCGCCCCGGCGTTTGCCCAGATGTTCAGGTGCTTGCACTTGATGATGTTCTGGCGGTGCGCGCTCTGCACGGCCTCGTCACGGCGGGCCTCCAGGAAGTCCGGGTAGATCGAGACGCCGAAGTTCGGATTGGCCTTCCGCCACGTGGCCATGTCCGTCCAGTCGTCTCCTTCGTCCGTCGAGTAGATCAGGGCGAAAAGCTGGTCATTCTTGATTGACCCCTGGAGCACCTTGATTGCTTCGCTTCGCTTGGCGTAGCAGGGTCCGGAAGTGTCCACACCGGCCGTGGTGATGACCACGAGCATGGGCTGCGACCTCGCCCCCATGCCCGTCAGCATCGTGTCGAAAAGGTCTGGCGTCTTGTGTTCGTGGTATTCGTCCACCAGGGCGCAGTGCGGGCTCGACCCGTCCCCAGGCTTGCCGATCACCGGCTCGAACTTGCTACCGTCCTCAAGCCGGAAGAGGTTCTTCGCGCCCACGCCAATGCCGAACTTGCTCCTCATGCCGGGGTTGCGGAGGACCATCTGGCGGGCCGGGCCGAAAACCTCCCACGCCTGCTTTTCGGACGACGCCCCGGAGTAGACCTCTGCCCCTGGCTCACCGTCGGCCGCGAACATGTAGAGCCCTATGCACGCGCCGATGGTCGACTTCGCGTTCTTGCGCGGGATTTCGTCGTAAATCTCCCGGAAGCGCCTCAGGCCGTCCTTTTTCCTGACCCAGCCGAAGGGAACGGCCAGCATGAAGCACTGCCAGCCCTCCAGCGTAATCTTCTTCCCGGACCACTCCCGGCCCTTCACATGGACCATGTTCGAGGCGAAACGGCAAACATGGTCAGCCTTGAACCTGTCCCACTTGAACGGGAAGTCCTTGCGCTTCTGGGCCTTCAGGTCGTCAAGGTGGCGCTGGCAAGCCAAGCGCACCAACTCGCACGCCGGGATGCGTCGAGACACAACGTCGCGGGCGTATTTGGTGGCCTTGTCGGCAAAAACGTACTTCTGGCCGTTCTGCACGCCCTAAAACCCCTCCCACTCGTCGGCCTGCTCCTTCTCCTTGGCCGGGGCGGTGATTCGCGACCGGCCGGCTGGGTCCAGCCCCAGCGAGGACATGGCGGACCTGAACTGCGTGATTTCAGAGGTAATCATGGGGCTAGCCTCGCCGCGCTGCCCCATCATGAGGCGCTGCCAGAGCAAGCAGTACAGCGTGAGCGCTCCACGGTCGGCACGGGTGATCCACGGAGCCTCCTGACGCACCCGGTCCCACTCCGCCAGGGCGTCCCCCTGGACCTCTGCTGGCGGGTCAGGAAACCCGGGGCGCGGCTTCGGCTCCTTCTTGTTCGTCCTGCACTTCTGGAGCGTGCCCTTGATCGCCTTCAGGGCTGTTGGGAGTGGTTTTCCGGCCATGGTTATCTCCAAATTGTTTTGATGGGCCTTTTACCCTCTTGCCCAGGAGCCCACGCCTAGCCGTGCCGTGCCCCGCCTTGCCCTGCCTAGCCGCGCCGTGTTCCTAGATTCTCTCGATCACCGCCGAGAAGCGCCCGAAAGTCCCGCTCTTGGGGCTTGATGGCCTCCAGTCCCCCAGGCCGCACAGCGAACCGCACTGCGCCAGGATCGTTTCAAGAACAGGCTTCGTCAGGCCGGACAACTCTTCATCAATCACGGTGAAACTGCCCGTGAGCGCCCACTCGCGGAACATCGGGCGGACGCGGACGTGCTTGCTGGTGCCAACCTTTGCGCGCTTGACGAGCAGTTCGAACCCATGGGCCTCGGCTGCGTCCAGATGGTCCGTAAACTCGGTGTTCCCGATGAGGGCGTTGAGCGGTGCCACGGGGATGGTGTTCCCCTTGACGAGCAGCGTCATTTGCTGCTGATCGAGCACGATCCCGCTCTGCGTCGCCTTTTTGAACGTCTTGTCCCCGGCCTTGGTGTTCCCTGTCGCTACCTTGGCCCCGCCCTCACGCAGGCAGGTCATGATGTTGTCTGCGTCCATGCCCAGGACGCGGCCATCGTGGTAGACGTAGCCGAGCCACACCCAGGCCGGTGACCTGTCGTCACCGCTCACGCTCAGGGCCTTGTTGGCCGGGTCTTTCTGCCAGGCCCGGATTTTCTCGCCGTAGGCCAGGTTGTCCCTGTGCATGATGAGCGGGGAGAGGCCGGTGAGTGTCAGGCTGTACTGTTTCATGGTACACGCCTACATGACCGGGAGCTGGTTGCCGCTCTTGAGCTGGGCCGCTGCGATGACGGCGGCGCTGCGCTTGCCCACCATGTCCAGGCGTCCGAGCTCGTCCTCTGTGAGATTCCGCCGGTCGATCAGGCCCGTCACCATGTACGAGCGCCTGGAGAGACGGACGGCGGAGCGGAGCTTGCCCCCGGAGAGGTCCAGCTTCTCGCTGTCGGACAGCACCTTGAACCCTTGCGCGTGGACAGCGCCGATGACTTTTCCGCTTTCGCGCTCCACCAACTTACGCCAGCGCGTCACGACGGCCCTGAAGCGGCTCGTGTTGCGTTTTGTCCCGAGAAGCTCTTCGAGATCAGCGTAGGAGACGAACTCGGTTTCGTTATCCGGGTATGCCTCCCTGATTTTCCTGACATCCGGACTGGTCGGAATCCCTCCGCAGAACAGCTTTGTCATCCCAGCTCCCTCCCGTGTTAAAGGTCCCGTCTTAAATCCTATCTCTTCCTTCCATGCAGCCGCTCGTGGCAGTCCCTGCATTGGCTCTGTAGATTCTCAGGGTCGTTGTTTCGCTGGTTCCCGTCCCTGTGGTGGACAGTGTCAGCCATCTGGCCGCACAACTCGCAGACCGGGTTGACGCGGAGTTTCCATGCACG